ACTAACGTTGCGTCAGCTGGAACAGAAACTGTTTTTGCTAAATAAACATCTGCAGCACCACTGGCAACTGTTGCACCTGAAGATGTTTGTACACTTGTATCAATAAAAAGTGTAACGTCTGCTGCATTCGTTCCATCAACGTTTGCAACTGTAATTCTATTTATTTTAATAACTTTATCTGCTGATACAGTCATTAAAGTTGTAGTCGTAGTTGCTGTTAAATTCCAACCAACCGACTCTCCTCTAATATCCGATACATTTACTATATTTGGATTTGCCATAATTTACTCCTTTTATCCGAAAACGATTGCCATTGCAATAGCTTTTCCTATCCCAATTCCTGCGTTTGCTTGGAAGGTAGGAGCGGCTCCTGCTCCGTTTGATGTTAATATATGTCCTGAAGTTCCTTCAGAAATTGCTCCAAAAGAGCCTGAACTGTTGACTTGAACTTGACCAGTTGTTCCAGCTGGTGAAGTCGTACCGATTGATAAATCTTTTATGTTTGGATTTGTGCCATCATCTGCACATGCAAAAACTAATTTATCACCTTTATCTGTAGTTCCAAATGTAACAGATGATCCTGAACCAGTTGCATATTTAAATTCAACTGTATTTGCTCCAGAAGTTGAGTTTCTTAACATGTAAAAAGTTTCTACATCATTTGGAATTGTAACAATTTGATTACCTGTGATAGTACCTGTAAACTCAATCATTCTAAATTGACCTGTTCCAGTTGTATTACCATCAACAATAGTTAAAGCTGTAGTTTGTGCACTACCTGCAATAGATTTAGCAGCATACCCACCAGTAAGTTGTTCTATAAGTTGTAAATTTGTATTAGTCTTTGTACCCCAAGTACCAGCGTTTTCGCCGGTTACCATAAGTTCTACGCCAAGAGGTGTATAAGTCGATGCCATTTGTTAAATCTCCTAGTTTTTTTGTTTATATTGTTTATTTAGTTTTAAGTCAAACATAATTATGGTGTCTTAATTGTGTATCCTGTTGAGTTTTTTGGCGTCTTAATTGAGTATCCACCAGCAGATACTTTAGGTGTTTTTGTAGTATATCCTGTGCTATTTTTAGGGCTAAGTTTTCCATAATATCTTAGTATTAGTTTACTATCATTTAGATTTACTGTAGCCGATACTCCTAAACCATCTAAATTAGCATTACTTACTTGAACAGTAGTAGTTGTTCCTAAACTTGTCGTACTGCTTTGACCAGTTAATGCAGCTATGGTTTCAGGAGTAGCTGTGACAGTTCCTAGAGCTGTTGAAAGCGCTGTTGGTGCTGTTAACTCATGAACAGGATTTGATGTAATCGTTATAGATCCTACATCTGTACTTGCAGATAATCCTGATATTCCCATGACATCAGCAGGAGATAAAGATCCAATAGTTGATGTAGCAGATAATCCAGGTAAACCTACTGAGTGATCATCAACTGATAATAAACCATGAGAAGATATTAAACCAAAACCTGAAAGCGTAGTTGTAAAATCTGCCTTAACAGCTGATAAAGAATTTAAAGTGCTGGTTAAACTAAAACCAGATAACCCGACAACATCTTCTGCAACAACTGTACCTAAACTAGATGTTAAACTAAATCCAGTTAATGATTCTGTTGCACTTTCAATTGATCCCCAACCATTTTGGCCCCAAGTAAGTGTACCCCAACCAGGTCTTACTTCAACATCTACACTTCCAATACTTGTTGTTGCAGATAAACCAGTAAGTGAAACAATAGGTGTGTCACCCCAAGATTGATAACCCCAAGTTTCACGACCCCAACCTTGTTCAATAGTTTGAGCATCATTCCAACCTGCCTGTCCCCAGGTAAGTCGGCCCCATCCTTCTGTAACACTGGGCACGATGACCCTCCTATGCTATCTGTATGATTGCGTTTCCTGCTGTCTGTGCTGGAAATTGAATTGTGAAAGTTCCGCTTGTAACAGTTTTGTTTGCACCAAAATTAATTGCACAAACTGCTCTATTAGTTGTAAATCCTGTAACAGCTGTTGTATTGTAAATTAAACATCCTCTTGCTGTAAAAGAAGCAGAACTAAAACTTGTATCATTAAATTTTACACACGCTGTGTCTCCAGATAAAACTGGATCTGCACTAGCAGTTAATGCATTTCCACCAGATGGATATCCAGTAGAAGTTGTGCTAACTTCATTAGTGTTTGTAGGATCAGCTGCTGGATCTGTAGGTGCTGTGTATTGAGTTGTTGATTTATCTAAAGTTGCTGACTCTGTAAATAAAGCTAATTTAAATGCGTTCCCTGTAGGTGCACCACTAGCGTCGTTAAAATTATGTCCGCCTTGTAGAATTTCTACTTTAAATGAATTACATATTGCCGATGTTATTGCCATAAAAATCTCCTAATTACTGAGGCGCTGACTCGATTGGAATACGTATAGTACCATCCGTGTAATCGTCTCGTCTTCTTCTTCCAAGTTGCATTGCTGCAAACTTTTGTAGTTCAGTTTTATACTTTCCCTCATATAATGTCAACATATCAGTCGGACCTTTTAAGAATCCATATGCTTCTACTAAACAAGCATAAAGTAGTCCTTGAGGAAAATAATTACTTACATAAGTTCCACTGGTATTGGTTTCTAGGCCTGTTGGCATAGCATTATAGTGAATAATATATTTATAGTTTTGATCTGGTGTAGGAGCCACATAAATTGCTCCTGAAGTAGCCGTGCTAGTTCCAGTGGTAGCACCACCAAACATAGAATAATATTTAGGAAGCCCTGTTGTATCTTGACCTGAAGAACCTCCTTCAGTTCCTGTTAATTCTCCAACATACTCAGATATAAAAGTTTGGTCACGTCTTTCTAACCATACTCCCTCTCCTGTAGTAGATGTTGTTGAATCGTAAACTTGAATACCTCTAACAAATAGTAAGCCGGTAGGCATTGTAATTGAGTTAAAATCAGTGGCAAATTGTGCTTCTGCTTGAATCCTGTCAGAATCCATAGGACAATCTAAATTTATTCTGTGTTCTGCATTACGAATAAAACCATTTATGACAGCAGCTGTAAACACATTACTATCTACTTCTGTGTAATTTCTAATATCTGTTGTTAAATCTGAATAACTATATGCCATAATTAACCTTTATCATTTATCGGTCCAATTGTACACTGAAAACCGCCTCCTGTTTCTGTACTTGAAGCATTAGATACTAAAGGCACTGTTATAGAATTATATTGTGTTTCTGTTGGTGGTTGAGCACCTGTATTAACAGTATTACCAACAGCAGTTGCTAAATAAGATCCAAAAACTTTTGCTCCATTGCTATGTGTAGTAGCTGTTGTGCTTTGTAAAGTTTCTCCCTTAAAAGGTGCTGCCGTTCCACGTGTGCAGCCTGTTAAATCATTACCAGCTTTACCTGTGTATTGAATTACTTCATTTAAATATTTTCCATAGTTATCTGTGTTGGGAGTTGTGTCAATTTTTTCTATCATGATAAATCCAGAAGTTGGAAATTCACTTGCGTCTGTTAAAGTAATTGTAGTTACAGAATCACTAATGCTTCCATTTAAAGTAGTTTCTAATTGCAAAGTAGAGATAGCAACACCCCCAACAGGTTTTTTTACATCTCTAAATCTAACATAAGTAGTTCCATAACTTATTTGATTTGATGGATAAGACACACTTAAAGTGCCAGAAGCAGCGGTTGTTGTAAAAGGATTGTTAGGTAATATATTTTCTACAGGAAATTCAGTTCTTGCAGGTCTTGCGTTTTTTAAAGCTTGTGGATCTGCGCCTACAGGATGAGGTTGTAATTGTGGTTGTTTGGGTTCAAACTCAGAAATATGAACTAAAGCACCAGTCCATTCTTTAACCATTTCATCATATGGAAATGCCGCACCAGACCTATCTGATATTGCTAATGCTCTTCTTCCTTTTGAAAATCGTGCCATTATACATTTGGATAATAAGTTTTCGGTGTAATGTACGTACTAGCCGCTGATCCATCCTCCGCTAATGCTCTTGCTAATTCATCTTCATAAATTAATTTTGTTTCTTGCACTCTTTGCGGTGCAAATTTCATAGATAAATAATAAGCTAAACCTGAAACCATACATGGCACAAATCTAAAAGGTGAATCACTTGCGTTTGTATAAGCACCCGCATCTTGAATTCTTTTTACATAATAAACATTTAAAAAATTATTTGCTGCTGTTGCATTTGGTAATGGATAAATAGTTATTGTGACTTTGTCTATAAATCTTTGAACCCAGAATTGAGATGGAGTTCCTTTTGATGTTTTGTTTGCTGTTGCAGAATATGCATCTCTTGCAACTTTTGTTAAACCAATATCTGATTGATTTGTAGTATTATAATTTTGTCTATAAGTAACATTTAAAATATCTGAGATACCATAAACGTTTGCAGTAGGAACAGTTGTAGCTTGTGGTGGTTCACCTCCTCCAGGAACATCACTTGAGTTTCTGTAAAAAGTATAAACACCAGAACCTTCTGCCGTAGCATCAATATTTGTAGTAGATCCTTCAACTAAATTTACGTTAGTATTTCCTACTTCCCAAAAATGTATTCCTCTGTTACCCCATTCTTGAAAAAGAATATTGAGTGATCTTCTTGCAGTTTTAATTTGGTGACCTGCAGTCCCAACCAAACCTATTCTTTCATAAGCATCAGCAATTATTTCATCAATAGAAAAATTCTGATCAAAAGAGTAAGACGAGGATGTTGTATTCGCCATTTAAACTCCTTAAAATGTTCCGACTACGTAGCAAAAATCACAGTTAGTTAGAGCAACATAACAACCAGTGTCAGCATAAATACCAATTCCTGGCATTTTAAATTCTTCTGTTTGATTAGCTGCTGTTCCAAACTTACCATGAAAAATTAATTTAGATGCCGTAGCACTAGAACCAATTTCATTATAAATTTTTATTTCAGCATCTGCTGCAGAAGCTTGTCCAAAAATAGTCATGACCTGCGCGTTAGTAATATTAGTAGCAGATCCACCAACTAATTTTTGAAGCTGACCGCTTGCTGTTAACACAACACTTTGTCTAACTTTTGAAATAGATGACATATATTTTCTCCTTAAAATTTAAGTGTGGGCCGAAGCCCACACTAAATTAATTATTATGAAAGGTTATTGTTCTGCAAGTAATTAATAGTTACTGTAGCAGCACCTGCTGACGCGTCATCATTTGCACCATTATAAATGTATGCAATTCTGATGTCAGAAGTTCCAATATCTTTCCAGTTAGCACACAGACCTGCTGTTCCCAAAGCTGCTGGGCCAACTGCTGCAATACTAACATCATTAACATATAAATCAGTATCTGCAACTGAACCAACTTCTAATAAATCACTACCTGAATCGTTAAACGCAGTTTCTACGTTAACATCGATAGATACGATTTGAGAGTTAGCAGGGATGATAACATCCGTGCTTGTTGCTGTAGCTTCTACTGTGTAGTCAAATGAAAATGTTTGAGACATCATCACTTGTCCAGTGTTTTTCATGTCAGTTCCAACTGTAGTACCAGTAGTATTTTTAATAGTACCAGCTAATATTGGTCCTGAAAATGTAGTGTTTGCCATAATTATATCCTCCTAGTTTCCGAACATAGTCTCTAGGCCGTCGACTATACGCGTCTATGTTCTGATTAATTGTATAGTAAAAAAACTATATACTACATTTTAGTAGAGTGCAAGAGAGCCTGTAATGTGAATTGAATTTATTCAACGGTGTAGCTTTTTATTAAGTAGCTACAGAAACTTGGGGAGTCGCACCTTCGACAGTATTTTGTCTGTGAGCAATTTTAGCTTCTTCAAGCTTGATTTCAGTGATGACTTCTTTGATTTTGTCATCGATCCGAACCATTTCAAGAGTGTATCTACCATTAGACAGATGCTCCTGTTCCCACTTCAACTCCCAGGACCTTTTTTGTTTGTAAAGGTCTTGTATCATCTATAACCTCCTCATAGGTTATTCTGTTTATTCGGTCATCATATGTATGTCCGAGATATTCCCAGTTTATACTTTTTTCTCCCAATTTGTCAAGGATTGATTGTTCAAGAGAAATAGCATTATCTTCCGCTAAAACATTAAATTTTGCGTAATGATCGTATGCCCATATTTTAACTAAGAATTTTTTCATGTGTCTCACCATTTATATTGTAAATGGGGCCGTTTTGAGGCGGCCCCATAAAGTCTTTTAGATTACGCTCCTTCAACGCCGAAGATACCTCTATAGTCAGATACGCCAAATACGTATCTTTCTCTAGCTTTGTATCTAACGTTACCAGTATCGAAATCACCTTCCATTGAAGTTGTCAATGGAGTTCTTTCAAAGTGTTTCATACCGTTTGGAACATCCGTGATAATGTAGAATGAATCAGCGTCAGTTAAGAAGTGATTTACTCTGTATCCTTGCGGAATCATACCCATTGAGTTGATCGCATTGATATCATTATCAGCTGTTTGAGTTCTACCCTGAGACTTTAAGATTCTCTCAGCGTTGAACTGGTTCGCAGAAGGAACGATCATTTTCACTCCTTTAGCTGCGATTCTTAAACCTCTTTCATCAGTTAGAGCAGCGATGTCAATCAAAGACTGTTCTAATGAAGTTTCGTTTAAGTCAGCTTGAGTTGTAAGCGTGTTCTTTACATTACCAGCAATTGTGCTGTGAGAAGTAGAGAATAAGTTTGCTCCATCCCCTGAAGTAAATTTACCAGTTGTTACACCAGGTAAACCGTTGTTCAAAGGTGCTGCAGCTTTAACTTGCTTAGCATTGCTCATGGATCTTGCTAAAGCTTTTGTGTATCTAGAAGAAAGTCTGTCATAAAGGTTGTCCTCTATTGCTTCTTCTGTAATTGCAAAAGCTAATGCAATTGTTTCCATTGTGTAACGTGCAGTGTAAGTCTCTTGCGCTTCATCGTATGATACGCCTTGACCTTCTGCTTTTACATCAGCGTTAGCGAATCCTGATAACATGACTTCTTCTTCAAAAGCCCTGTCACTTGATTCTGTAACGTATATTTCGGCAGACTCATTGTCATACCGATTGTACTCCAGCCCAAATAGTGCATTTAGGCCTGGTTCTAGTTCTTTAACTAGTTGTGCTCGTGATATTGCCATAATATGCTCCTATATTGTCCAATCGTTACCAGCAGTCTGTGAGTTAAGTAAGAATTGTCCAAGGTTCTGAGAAACTACGAATGAGCAAAATGGATTTGCAGTATCTTCGTTTTCAGGATCCTCAGCAGTTCTTAATAATCTCCACTGATTGTTAGTATCGTGAATGTTACCAATGTCTAAAGTATTTGAACATTGTCCAGATATTGTGCTTCCTGTTGGTACAGCAGCTGCAAAAGATACAGTTCTTCCGACGTTAGCCTGAGTTACTGCAGCAGAAGTTGCTCCTACAAAAAGTTGAAATGGATTGTCAAGTACAAAAGCAGTGATATCTTCACTGTTGGCTGGAGTAATAGGTTGCTCGTAGAAATTCGCAAATGTCGGCTTTTTAGTAGTAGCCGCATTATAGAAAATCCCGTTCAAAACACCTATTGTTGCGAATGTACGAGTACTTGAAGCTTCTACGATGTATCCGTTTTTCATTCTAACAGAACACCCTTGAAACAAGTCATCAGTATATCCGGCATCTATAAAGTATTTGCCTTGACCTTGAGTAGCTGGTGTTGAACCAACTGTACCCGCTGCAATCAAACCAAATCCCGCTGTGTTTCTATTTGCCATAGTTATTACTCCTTATGTGCCTGCCTTCCGAAGAAAGCCTCCAGCACGGTTTATATTAAAACTATCGATAGTTTTGGGAATTACTTCTTAGTACCACCGAAAGTGTGCTTTGAATTCCTATCAATTTTGATAGGCATTCGTTTGTCTTGGTCCTTTAGAAGATCGTTTTCAATTGACTCGTCCTGTCCTTCAGTTTGTGATTTCTGATAAGCCATTCGAGCTTCTGCGAGTTCTATCGGTATCCTTGCCAAGAGCAAGCCTCCGACTCCTATGACTCCAGCGTATTTACCTTCGGCAACAACTGGGTAGTCTGAATCTTTGTATTCATCAGCTCTCACTAATTCATACCCTTCTCTAAGTCTTCCATAGATGTTTTTACTATCTTGGAAACCTACAGATTCAGCCCTGATCCATCTGTGCCTAAAGCCGTCTGGCGCTGGCGGTGCATCAAGAGATGAAGGTGGCTTGTACACTTTTGGTCTTTCAGTCTTTGACCGTGTTACAGCCGCACGTGAAGTTTTTTGTTCTGTCATATTATGCTCCTCCCGTGAGTTTTAGTTGTTTAGCATACTCTTCTAGTGGCACTCCTAATTTTTTCGCTATTGCGACTTGTGAGGAAGTGAGTCTCACTTGTTTGCGACCAGGTTTTGAGCTTCGATTAGCTGAAGCTACCGACTGAACGGCCCTGTTCGTTGCTTGACTCTCAGTATTACCAAATTTATGTGGAAAGTCAACTTTAATCCTTTTGTCTATCTCTGCGTAATATTCTTGAGATTTAGGATCATAACCTTCTTTCTCCACTAAATCCTTATGAATTTCAAATGCAGTAAAAGTCATAGCTCTATCTGTTCCAAACCATGAATTTTTACTTGCCCATTCTTCAGCCATAGGATCTGCTTGTGGCATTTGTTGTGGAGTTTGTCTTGGTAAATTTCCACCATCAGAAAGTTTAACAGGTTCTTCATCCTGTTTAACGTTTGATGCTCTTTGCTTGAGTTTAGCATCTTCAAAAGCTAACTCAGCAATTCTTTTGTTTGCTTGAACTTGCCCAGCTGCATCCTGATTTTCAATGGCAGTTGCTAATTGTTTTTGAACTGCATCCATTTCAGATTTTACAGACTCTGCAAATTTAGTGTTATATTCAGAATCGACTTTGTTAAATCTTTCTAGATCTAATTTTCTTTTCTGTTCTAACGCATTAGCATATTCTACAGCAGCAGCTTCTCTACGTTCTGCTTCTCTCATCTTACGAGTAAGTTTAGCAATACGTGCTTGAACACCTTTACTGTAGTCTTCTAGTTTTGAATCTTCTTCCTTTTTACTTGCTTCTTCTTTTACTTCTTTTGTTTCTTGTTCCGTTGTTTCTGGAGCAGTCTCAACTGCTTCTTCTTTTGTTTCTATATCTACATCGACCTCTGGTCCGGATGTATCTATATCGACCGGTATATCACCTGGTCCCTTTCTTTTTTCCTCTTCTGGCATAGTTTCCTCCCTATGTTAAAATTTATGCAAGATATCTGTTGGATCTTGCACAGTTGCTAGTACTTCGTCATCATTAAGAAGACGAACCTCCCCACCATCAATTTCTATTCTAGAACCTGCATAACGTGCGAAGATTACCCAATCTCCGACCTTGCACCACGGCTCTTGAAATCTATCTTTATCTTTATAACAATCTGGACCCATTGCTAAAACATTTCCACACTGCGATGCTACTTGTTGTTTGTCTATTGTTTCATGTGCAAACAACACACCCCCTTTAGATTTTTCATTCATTCGAAAAGGTAAAACTAACATTCGCCAACCTGTTGGTTTAGGTAGTTTTGCTTTTTCGTTTGTAACTTCTTTTTTCTTTGATTTTTTAACTCCGATTAATTCTTTATTAGGAGTTATTATTTTTTGGTTTGATGTTGATGACTGTTCCTGTATTTTCATTTTGCTCCTTATCTTGTTGCAGGTTAGAGATTTCCTGACGCACTGATTCCAGTGCATTTATCTGTCCAATTATATACTTATATGTTTCCATATTGTCAACCCCACCGGACGTTACTGAGATTGCCAAAGCTTCTATTCTTCTAGCTATTGCTCTTTTAAGATTATTTAGTACTTGTTCTGGTTCCACGTTTCATCTCCTTTATATGTTTTTTAATAATCTTTGACTGTTTTTTATGTAACTTAGAAGCTTTACTTAAAGCTTTAGCTACTTTGTTCAGTTTTTTCATATTAACACTTCCATCTTCTTCTTGCTTGACGGATACGTGAGTTAGGATCGTTACGTGTTTTTGCTGATGACCTTTTTAATTGTCCTAGTGATCTAGCGCAGTATGATTTTCTACGATTAGCAGCTTTTGATCCAGGCTTCACTTTTCCTGTCACGGCTGTTTTTAATTTTGAACCGGGATTTGCTCTTCTATAGGCTTTGACACCGGCTCTAGTCATGCCTGCTCCAGACTTTGTAGGTCTGTAATTCTTTTTGTTTCTTGAAATTGGGTTTTCTTTTCTTTCAGCCATTATACACTTCTCATTCTAGTCATGTCCATCATACCACCATACATTGCTTTTTTTCTTTTTGTAAAAGTTGCAACATTGGTTGGTTTTCCTCCCGGATTACCCGCTGCTCTTTTTCGTCTGACAGCAGAGGCCTTTTGCCCTTTTGTCATCCGTGTGGCTTTTGCAAGTGGGACGCATTTTGGATACTTTCGTTTCGACCCTTTCGATCTCCCGCACGGCTGATATTTGCCGTCCTTCTTCGGAGCTCCAATATCCACCCATTTTTCTTTCACCCATTCTCTTAAACCTTTTTTGGCCATTACATTATCTGCATTCTGGTCATGTCAATCATTCCACCATCAGCAGCTTTTTTTCTTTTTTTATTTTTTTTGCCACCTGGTGTAACTTTACCTGAACATACTGCTGAAGCATACATGTTCGCGTACGCCGAAGGGTACACTTTGAATTTTCGCTTCGCTGCTGCTTTTCCTCTTGGACATAATTTAGCCATTTACAACCTCCAAACAATTTGGACAAGATTTTCTAAATCTTGAATGTGAAGAACAATGAAGAGCTGCTTTTTCATCTTTGTAAACAGCAACGTCTGACTCAGGAACTTTTGTATAAAATTCTACGTGTTCATCTATTTCCTGTTTAGGAGTAAACCAGCTTTTAATTTTGTTCCAAAGTTTTTTAATCATTATCTTTTTTTCTTTTTCATTGGTTTTTTAATAACACCTCGTGCCATTAAAATATCTTTTTTAGTGATTTTACCATCACCTGAGTGATCTGGAAATTTACTTTTCTTTTTAGCTTTTCCACCTTTTTTCATCATCATCATTTTTTTCATTTTCATACCTGGCATAGTTTCTCCTATCTATTTATTTTTCCAGATTTTTTAGCTTTAGAACCAAACTTACCGTAAGACTCATCTCTGCTAGCTTTTAACTGTGCAGGAGTTCTTTTCTTTTTGATTCTCATAGCGATAGATTCATCTTTTCTATCTTTGTAGCCCTGCTTTTTCTTTTTAGCAGATCCACCTTTTTTCATAGCTTGGCTACCACCAAATCTTGATTTGAATGGTCTTGTTCCAAAATCATTTCTCATTTTTTTCCTCCGTTTCTAAAAATTTGTGTACCCTTTATACCATAAATCGACGCCACGACAAGGATCCACAGATTGGTGAACCATGACGGGAGCTGTGAAAACATCTCGAAGAACAATTTTACTTTGTCCATCGCAGATGGGTCATCACTGATGACTGCCCAGGCCAGCACCAACACGGGCAAACTTAAAATTATCAAAACTGCCTCGTCCTTCCAGTCTGATTGACGAGCTTCTAACAATTTGCCTTGGTAAGCTTCCTCACCTTGGGCCATCTTCGTAGCATGCATAAGCTGTGCTTCCGACATTGCCATCTTTGTCTTCTGCTTGTTAGCATATATTTTACTTCCAGCAGAGACGGCTAATTTAATTGCCGACAACCACATACTAATACCACTTAGCTGTTTTTTTCTTTTCAGATAACATTGCTTTTGTTCCTCTAACTTCAGCTACATCCCCAGTTGGTATTCTAGCTCCTGCTCCTCTAATACTTGATTTACCTCTTGGGTCAACCTCGATATTTTGAGGAGGAATAGAAATATCAACAGACTTAGCGTAACCATCTTTGTTAAGAAACATTGAGTTACCGTGTTTTTCTTTTTTCATATATTACTCCTATAGTTTGTATATACTATCGTTTAGGACCTTTCAAGATCTCTACGTCTTTTGTTTTAGCTGCATCCGATGCTAATTTAGAACCCATAGACATCAATGATTTTTCTATCGAAGTATCAGCTCTTAATTTAGCCAAATCTTCGTTTTGCTCTAGTTTCTGTTCAGTAAGGTCTTTTGCTTGAACCATTTTAGCTCTATCTAGATTAATTCTAGCCTGGTCTTCCTTCATCTTACGTTCAGCTTCCATAGCTTTTAAGTCCACTTCTCTTTGTTTTAATTTAAGTAGTGGGTCGTGATCAAATTGAGAAGTTATTTGTTTCTCTTCTTTCATAAACTCCTCAGTCATATCAGCAATTAGAATAGCTTTTCTAGCTTCTAACTTCTGAGTTATCTGTTGCATTTGTTGTTGAATCTGTGGATTCATTACAGCTGCTTGTTGCATCTGTGGTAACATTTGCATTTCTTGTGGAAACTCTAACATTACCTGTTCTTGTGCCATCAACGATATGTGCTCCATAATATTTTTTTCTAACGCGGCTGTGATACTAGGATTATTTCTAACAAAATTACTAGCCATAAAATTTAAGTGAGCTGTAATGTGTGCTCTGTGATCTTGACCAGGAAATGCCTGAAAAGATTTTTGTGCCATTGCATCAATATGTTCAAGCGCTGGATCTTTTGGCATATTTGGTGGAGGTGGTGGTAAAATTCTATCAATATCTTTTACACCGATTGCCTCATACATTCCTCTGTATGCAGAATATAAATTATGCATTTGTGGATTTGACATTGCCAATCTTAATTGTTCTTGTGCAAGCGATACTCTTTGTGACATAGAAAATATATTTGGATCTGCAACAGGAAGTATATCTACTCTGTCATCAAAATCTGTTTGTTTAATATTTCTTGATGCACCTACTACATCATAAGGATATTCTGCTGGTAAAGATTGACCAAATATTTTTGCCAACAATTTAAATTCTTGTTTAAGACCTACGTAAAGTCTTTTATGGATTGCTGACATTACTCTCGAACCACGTTCTAAAAGAGCTACGGTCGTACCAACAGCAGCCTGTTGATTCCCGTCCCCGACCTGCATGTCAGCAATGGACGCGAACCTTTGTCCTGCTTGAACTACAATTCCCATCAATTGCAATAATGTAGCTGATGGTTCTTTGTATGGTAGGAATACGAATGCATCTTTTAGATTACCACCAGGAGTGTCAACATCTTTAAATTCACCTGGTTGTATATTTTGGGCATCATCTTTTACTCTGACACCTCTTTGTTTAAATCCTGCGGGTAGGTTGGATAATGTTCCAGCGTCTAATAATTGACGGAGAGCCGCAGTTGCAGTACGACTCAATCCGCCAATCATATGAATTAATCCTAAGCCATAAAACCCTAGTCCTGGCAGAAACTTGAAGTGGACAAAATATTGGATTTTATTTTTCTTTGGATCATTGGGCGCAAAGTTTCGTCTAATAGACAAAACTTTCCTACTGCCTTCTTCGACTGTTACGATGTAAGGCAATTTTATTCCCGTTGGTTGTCCGTCTGGACCAACGTCTTCGAATCCTTCTAAGTCTAGATTAACGTGACACTCTAGAATTGTATATAAAGGATCGACTCTTTGGGATTTTGTAACACCTTCAACTTCTCTTTCTTTTTGTTCAAGATCGTTAGTTGTAGTGCTTGTTGGTTTTGTCAATTCGATGTCAGAATAGAAACCAGATACCATCTGTTTTCTTAAATCGTTTTCTGACATCTTGACAACATGAATGACTGCTTCCGCATCGTCTAATGAGGTAGCCGTGTACGGAACAACAAGGTCATCTGCTGGAACAAACTTTGATACAGCTCGTCCCAATAAATCGTCGTAATAAACTTTTTTAAATGTAGAACCTGCAAGTGGTAAATAAAATAACATTTGATCAAAGTCAGGCTCATATTCTTTCATTTGATCCATCAATTGATAGTTCATAAAATTTTTAACTCTTTGTGCTTGCATTTCTTTTTGTGGATCTGATTTACCCATGACCATAGTTCTAACTGGCCCATCTGCAGGTAATAATTCTTTATAAGCTAAAGCTTGAAACTGTGTAACTGCTTCTGCAAGAACAGGGTGTGTTGCACCAGATGCTCCTTGAAACGGTTCAGTTCTGTTTGTGTATTTGAATCCTAGCAAATCTAAACCAGTCATGTATGCTTGCTCCCATTCTTTACGAGAAGTTTTGTATTCCATGTAATCGTTTTGTAATTGATTACCGATCATGTCTGTGTCGTCTTCTGGAAGTAACTCGTTTAAGTTTGCAAAGTGATCTACCTCTGTTGGTAAAGGCATTGCCGTAGGGTCAAAGTCAACTGTTGCCCCCTCTTCGTCTTCTGTAATTTCTACTGGTCCTTTTGGTGTTTCATCAATTTCCGTAACGTTAACTTCCTCTGCAACTTCTTCATCAGGACGTTTTACGTTAGGGAGACTTTTATCTATTTCTGCCATATATATTCTCCTAGACTTTCTTAACCTGTTTTGGTGGTACTTTCAACCCTTTTGATGCAGGGCCTTTTTTAGGTGGAACTGCCCAATATTTAAAACCAGGGTTTTTATAAACACTGGCTAATTTTTGTGTGTTAGTTTTTTTCTTATTTTGCAATGTAGCTATACCTCCTCCCGAATAACCTAAACCCATTAAATAACTTTGTTCTGATTGAGGTCTACTCATAAAATATTCTCCAAACTCATCATATTGTGTTGGATTTTGTAATTTATCTAATTGATATCTAATTTCGTTTTGTCTACTTATTCTCTTTTCATCGCCTTTTGGTGATTGATAAAATTTACCTATGCCTGCATCATATAATCGATCTTGTTCTGCTAATAAATTACCTCGTAAAAGTTGTTTAGCACCTTCTCCATAGTCAATACCCTCTAATCTTTGTTGACCTCCAGATCGGTAAAAGTCTTGAATTTTTTCTCTTACAAGATCTTCTTCTTTGTCTAATTGAAAAGCACCTTTGCTAAAAGCAGAATCTTCAGGACTCATTTCTAAAGCTTCTCTATTTTTTTGTATTGTGTCTAATTTACCAAACTGTTCATTTAAATCAGATATTTCCATTAATCCTGATTTAAACGCTTGCATCTTTCCAATGTCTTCCTCAGTAAATTCACGGAACCCTTGACTTGGAGCACCAGGTATACTTCTTAATCTTTTTATTATTTCTTCATCTAAATCTATTTTAGTTTTATCGCCCAACATATAATTAAATAAACTACTACCAACTGCTTCTTTAAAAGATTTACCGCTTGATAACATGTCATAACCAACCAAACCTGCTTCTGCAGCCACAGTAAATGCTAAAGCTGCTGGACCCAACAAACTTCTAACTGATGCAAAGTCTTTTAAACTTCTACCAGCTTTTAAAATACCTTCTGCTAATACTTGTTGGTTTTTTGGAAAACCAGTTTTCAATCCTTTTTCTAAAGCTTGTCTACCTACGTTTAAACAATAGTTTCTTCCAGATTGAAAACCAATACGTCCACCCTCTGCATTTCCTATGTTACATTTGTCAGTTACTTTTCCTGCAAGATCTAACGTAAGTTTATCTACCTCAGCTAATATTAATTTGTTCATTTTATTTGTTTTTGTTTTGCTTAATTTTGCATTTTTCATTGCCATTTCTTTTAACATTTCTAATGTTGGTTTATCTGCAGTTGTTAAATCCGATAATTTTTTATTTTTAAATAAATCTCCTGGATCTAATTCTTGACTTGGTTTACTAAAATTAATTGTAAATTCTTTTCCGGTAAATGGATCTCTACCAGTAAATTTTTTATAACCTTGTGTTGCTGCAGCAAGATCCGTTCCTTTTTGATTTAATAAATCAACTTTATTTCTGTAACCTTTAGGTTTGTTTTTAAACAAATCATTTATTTGTTCATTGTATTCTTTTAAAATTGCATCTACATCTTTTAAAGTTTCTTGGTTAATTAAATTGGGTGCATAACCTAAATTACCTGTTCGCACATATTGATTATATAAATCCCCTAAATGGCTTTTTTGTACAAGAGAAGTTTCAGGTGCACTAAAAAATCTTTCAAACTTTTTACTACTAAACTCATCTATTGCATCTCTTCTTAATCTATAATAATATTTTTTCTTTTCTGCTTCACTACCAAATTGAAGAGGTATTTTTTTTCTTAAATTAAGTTTATCTTCTTGAAGGTATTTATTAAAAGTACCTGCAGGAGCATTGTATTTTTTTAAAATTTTTGGAATATCCCCTCTTTTAGGGTTTTTTATTTTTGAGTAAGCGTCTAATGCTTTTATAACATTAGAATTATTAATAGATTGAATACCTAATTTTTTTGCGTATTCTCTAATTGCAAATGTAATCGCCTTGTATTCTGTGCTACCTACACCTGTTTTTACAGTTTTTCCTGTTTTAGTTTTAGAACCAATTTTTTGAGTAAATATTTTTTGATATTTTTTTACAATTTCATCTATGTTACCGTAGCCTTTTTCTTGTAAGGCAGTAACCTCATTTAATGCTTTTGTTAAATTTGTTTTGTATTTTGGTTGTTCTAAAAGAGTTCCGCTTTCAGACTGAATATCTATTACATTTTTTGCAGGTGGTTTTTTCCGTCCTTCTGTTACAAATTTTAACGCATCATCTTTATCTTTAAAATTTTTTTTAAAAGATTTTCCGTCTCTTATGTACTTACCATAATAACTTTTGGTGCCTCCTTTATAAGTTTCTTCATAAACACCGCTATATTTTTTATCTGCTGTGCCTAAATGTTTTGTTGATTCAACCTTACCTCCATATCCAGGTCTAGATCCATCAGCACTTGGTTGTACTAATTGGCCACCACTAGCCATCATGGGTCTTGGTTCAGGGACGTAATCGTCCTCGTACATATCTAGAATAGATTCTACGTCGTACTCTTCCATTACTCTCCTAATAGTTTTGCAATGCCGCCTTGCGCGTTGTCTTTACGACCTTTTTGAAATCTGTTTTTAACCATAAGTTCTGCTTCAGCAATATCGTCAGCAGTTACAGTTTTTGGAACATAACTTTGTTCGTCCATCATTTTTTCCATACCTTCAAATATTGAACCAGCTGGTGTTTTTTTACCAGCTTCTACTTGTTCTTGAAAATTTTTTCTTGTTTTCATCATATCGATGTAATTAGTGTATAGTTGTTCTTGACCAGCTTTTAATTTAGCAAAATCATCTGGAGACATGAACATTTTAACTTCTGGTGGTAGTGATTTATAACTTGTAACTTTTATAAACTCGTAAGGTTTCATTCCTTTTGCAGCTGCAGCTTTTGAAATAATTGCTCTAAATATACCACCACCTGAAAAACCTATACGACCTCCCAATGCGTTTGGTTTACGCACCATTTCATCTGTAACTTCTAAGTCACTTAATTTTTTCATTTGGTCTGCTTTTTTCATCATCTCTAGTTTACCTGCGTAGTCTCGACCGCTCCCTAATCTGATTAACTGACCTTTAATACCTTCTGATCCGCCACTACCAACAATAAAATCTTCTATCATTTCATCATCCATGTGAGGTAGATACTTTTGTAAATACATTTTTAGACCTTCTTTATCTTTCTTTCTAAACATTTCTACAACTTCTAACATTCCTTTGTACATAGCAGGATCAGTTCTAATTATGTTTTCAAAACCTTCTTTACCAAAAACTTTTTCTAAAAATCTACGCGATGAACCTGTGATACCTAATTTTTGAGCAACGAGTTTACCTGAAGAAAAACCAGCACGTCCGCCTGATGCATAGTCATCGTAATCGTAATAATCACCTTGTCTAGAAATAACATAATCACTTTGAGCTCCGAGATCACCTTCATTTAATTTTTTAACTTTATCTTTTCTTTTCATATTTTGTACCATTTCTTTTATTGTAGGTTTTTTGCCTGTAGCATATTCTTTTAAAACGGATACATCAGAATCTAAGTCTTTAATAGTTTTACCACCGACTTCTTCTGCATCTATAAAATAATCATCAGGACCATTGGCTCTGCCAACATAACCTGATTCTGTTACTTCAAACTCTGCTGATGGGCGTGGATCTCCTTCATCAGGTTTAGGTTTTTTATATGTTAATGAAACGGTATCTTCTAGCATATTGTCAGGGCTATCCAAATCAACTCTAATACTGCCTTCATCAAGATCTTGAGTTACTGTTACAGTTTCATTGTCATTTAATTTTTTCTTATGAACAATTTCTCTTTCTTTAATTGCAAAGTTTTTAGTTACGTCATCACCTTCTTTTATAACTTTTGTTACAAGAGCATCAAACCACTCAGGTTTACCTGCAACATTATCTGTTTGTATTGGTGATAATAATTTTTTAGTTGCACCTTTACCTCCAAAACTTAACAATCCAGATTTAAGAGTAGCTATTCCACCACCTAGTGCTCCTAATAATTTTAAAAACGCACGTTTGCTTTGGTCTGTTCCTGTTTTAAAAGGAATTCTTATGTTGTCATTATCTTCAGCTAATAAATAATTTAAACCTGTTGATGTAGTTCCTTGTGCTCCTGGTGAAAGCAATCTTGTTCGTGCCATAAGCGCATCGGATCCATGACCAATATCAGATAAGTTTGGTTCAACGTCAACCATACCACCTGTGTAGTAATCGTCTCGATCTCTATTTTTTAAAAAATCTTGATAGTCAGGATCATCAGGATCAAAATCAGGATCATCTCTAAATGGTCTGTTTTTATTATAGTCATACAAGTCACTTGGATCTCTTTGATTTATCCAATCATCTGTACCTTTTAAAATTGCTTGTGATTGATCTTTGTTTAAATTTTTATAAATACCTTCTCGTCTAATAACTTTGTTTGCTTCTTTCAATGCTGCAACTGGTTCCATAGATGTTATCCGTGCAATCGAGTCTGCTACAATATCTGTTTTATTAAATCTTTCATTTGCTTCTTTGAACATTTCTCTGTCCGTAACCTTTTGACTTTTTTTAAGATTGTTAGGATCTACAAGGTCACCACTTTTTTTCATGGCTTCTATCTCTTCTGCAAAACTTCTTTTTTGTGGAAACTTTACAACCTCACCTTTTTTAGAAAACATTTTATTTAACTGGTCCACAGCTTCTTGACCAGAATAAACTTTTGGTTTAGTTGCAGCTTCAATAATATTTAAATATTTTATTAAGTCTTTTTCAGATCTTATGAAATCATCTATTTGAGTTAACGGCATTCCTGCTTGTTTTAATATCGTTAAAATTTCTCCTGTTTTTGCATCGGCTATCATTTCAGAAGGTAGTTCCATGATCCCTGAACCACGGTTCTTGGTTAACAGTTTTTTCGCATAAGCTTGTATAATTTTATTTGCCGACATTATCCATAATACTCCATCTTCCTAGGTTCTGTTTTTTCGTCTTCATAATCTTCTGGATGGGTTAGGAAGCCTCCCTGCCTGAATCGCATAACAGCCATAGTTGTACTATCAACCAGGTCGTCATGATCTCCGTATGGAAATGACGCACATTCCTCAATAACTTCTTCTGCAAACTTCATATTAGGAGCCCAAATTTGGCCTGCCTCAAAGAGCGGTGCACAAGAATTTACACGGACGTGCTTATCATTACCACGACTTGGAGTAAATGTCATCACTGGAATGTCCATTTGCCTTAATTCGTGTGTTAAAGGAGTTCCAGATGCTTTTTGCTCCACGATTACTAAATCAGGGTTCCAATATTTATATTGGTCTAATGCAACACGACGTAATTCTGGAAACTCATACCGATCTTTTAATGAATCTAATAAAATTAAATTAGCTTTGCTATCTTCGTTAGGATAAAACACGCCCCACGTTGTAATTGCGCTGTAATCGGCCGTTTCTTTTTTTAAAAACGCCGTATCCATCGACATAATTACATAATGACAGTCTGGTAACCAATCTTTGTCCCAAGTTTGCCACCATTCACGTTTTAAAATAGCTCCTTCTTCAGAAGTTGGGTTTTGCATCCATTGTGCGTTCCATTTTCCAACTGGAAGTGTGGCTTTTACCTTTTCTAACTCGTCTAATTTCCAAAATTGTGGCCAAACTGGCTCTTGTTTAGTTCCGTGATCCAAGATTGCTGGAAATTCAACCAAGTCCCACTGATCACCCTTAATTTCTTTTTGATTATCGAGTAAAATTCCTGTTAAATCTTTTTTGCTCCATCTAGTCATGACTAAAACGATCTTGGCTCCCGGCTGAAGACGTTGACGGGGTCCAGAAGTGTACCATTCGTACGCAGATTCCATGGCCGTTGCTGACAATGCGTCTTGTTCCGAGTGCGGATCGTCAATAATCAAGAGGTCTGCACCACGGCCCGTGATTGCACCGCCCACACCAGCAGCAAAATACTCTCCACCTTGCTCCGTTTCCCATCGTCCAGCAGCTTTTGAGTCTTCTTGTAGTGTAGTTTTAAAAATTTTTTTGTATTCTTCGGAGTCAATCAAGTTTTTTGCCTTACGTCCGAACCTTACTGCAAGTTCTCCGGTGTGTGTTGCTTGAATAATTTTTAATTTTGGGTTTTTACCTACCATCCAGGCTGGCAAAAGGTAACTTGCAAACTCAGATTTAGTGTGTCTTGGTGGCATGTTAACGATTAGTCGGTTAATTTTGCCTGAAGCAAGGTCATTGAACTTCTGTGCAATGACTCTGTGGTGACCGCCTTCTATAAACTCGGGCCAAACAGCTTTGACAAAGGCCATAAAATCGTTTTGTGCTTTGTTTTGAATTTGTTTTTGTGCATGCATCACATCCACTTTTAACAATTCTTTTCTAACGTCTTCAGGAAGTGCACTTAAATCTAAGTTATCTAAATCTATTTTATCTATGTCTATATTTTTTTCGTTCATAAAAAATTTTTAAAAAATTTTTTGCACCTTTTTACCAGTGAAAAAGTATTTTAACAGCAATAACTCTGTAAATCAAGCATTACAACCTAGAGTAGTGGGACCCCTTTTTTTGTAAGGGGGATTGCTTTTAGTGTTCCAAGATTATTTGTGTATGGGATTGGGACCACTATCCAGGCGCGTTAGCGCCTGGACATAGAGAGTTAATCTAGTAAGACCATGTAAGCTTTGGCATTGTGTTTCATAAACCAATCTAAATGCTCTCGCATTTTATTCCAGTACTTACTCGCACCTGTGCCAAGTGTCTTATCTTCTAGAGTTGCTAACATTTCACACATGAATAATTCATCATGTCTTCTAGCCTCTTCTTTTGTTAGCATAACAGACTCACCATTGAATCTGTTCTTTCTTTCGTACGTTCTTTCTGTGTTAGTCATATCCTGGATCATATGGGATAAGTCAAGCATTGTCAACCCTCTATTTTTTCAAACTCGGTTGTTGTATAACTGTGGTTGCCCCAACTATACTCGTGAGTATGTGTTGTTTTCTTAGGGTCAGTTATCGGTGTTTCAAGAGCCTCGGTCCTTGGTGCAATCTGTCTTATTTCATTGCCATACTTATTCCAAAAATCTCGCTCGCATGTATGACTACAAAACCAATTCCATGACATGTTTGGTCCACCATAAGAACTAATCTTAACTTTTCTAGTCCTCAATACTTTGTTGCCCTTGGTCCCTCTTATTCTATCCTGTGTTTTCTTTTCATGGCACTCTGGTCCATGACACCAATTATAATCACTCATTGTGTGGCAACCCCCCAAACATAATTGTTACACCACCAAACATTAAAAGAATTCCAACTACATAATGTGATGAGTGTATGATTGTAATCAAAGACAAAAATGCTAGTAGAAATCCTACTAGCACCATTGTAAGTCTAAAAAATATTTCCATTTAATGCCTCACTTTCCAACTTGTTGTTGCTGTTCTATAACCATGACTATCTAAATCATAATAAACATAATAAGGGACACCCTGTTTAGATGTTCCATATCTAGATTTATCATCATGTTTGCCACGTCTTGTTATGTGCTTCTTATGTTTAGAAGCCCAATAAGTTATATAAAATATTTTAGTCATTTATGCCTTTCTGTTAATGGGACTATCTTATAGGATAGTCCCATATATGTCAATCCTTAATTTATGGATTGTTGCATTTGTTGTTTTGCAAACGCAATTTTTTCTTCTCTAGTCATAACCTTTTTATCTTCCAATAAACTTGCAAGATTATCTGGCGAGTAAATAGATAATGCTAAACTAGAACTTTCGTTCATCATACTTTCATTTAACACAACACCAACTTTGTCAGCTAATGCTTTTGCTTGGTCAAAAGTACGATAAGATTTTAAACCTAATCTTAATGTTCTCATTTTCTTATCAACATAAGAATATAATTGTTCATGTGCCTTGATTACATCTTCTGCACTTTGTTTATACATCTTAAAAAAGTTATGAGTGTTTTCATCAACTTTGTAGTTTCTTGAATGAC